GAGGACGGCTGGCGCACTAAGGGTGAAATGTGCGGTAAGTGGAACGCAACTGGTGAGTACTATGTCGTCCGCTTGTTTGGAGAGCAATACCATGCACACCGAATTGTTTACTACTTAAGGACAGGAGAAGACCCTTCGGGTAAAGACATTATCCACGGAGCAACAAATAAATCTAAAGACAACAGAAAGGATCTGATGGTATGGGAAGGGCTTAGGGTCAACAATGTGTCTCAAAGGGGCGCACTCCGTTTTCGTACTATCAAAGAAAAGAAAAGTGCCTGAGAAAAAGCAACGTATCGTTCTTCCATTTCACAAGGACATTGATATCCTCGATGCTGAAGGCCTGGAAAACCTAGGGCTCTATCGAGGAATGGATTGCATTCACGGGCACAGCATACGTAACATCAAAGACAAATGGTGTTACCACTGTGCTCACAGAATCTCAGTGAACTCCTGCGGGTTTGACATTAACTATATAGATAGCGAATATAAAATTCGTTTTCTAGAATTTTTAAAACATGTAGATGTAAAAGGCACTAATGAGTGCTGGCCCTGTGACATAAAGAGTAAGAGGATGACATTTCCTTCTTATAGATCAGAGTCTTCAAAAGCATTCTCTGAGAATTTGATGGTTGCGAAGATTATGTACACTGCAGCTTGGGGGGATATAGGTTCACTAAGACTAACCAGGAAAAAAGATGTTTGTACAGTTGACAACTGTGTAAACCCCCTTCACTGGGAGTGTGTTTTAAATATTGACGTAGCTCCAAAAACAATTCATCCTCTGGTGTATGAATTAGATTTTGCAAAAATAAAACACTATGGAATTTTGAAGCAGCAAAAAAAGGTAGAGGATTATCGCCTTGCTCAATTCAAAAAGCACATCATTCACCCATCTTTATTAATGCAAGGCTAAAGAACATCTTCGATTAAAATTAAGTCAATACAGTTAACTTATAATGTCACGCATATCGCAAACTACTCCTCAAAGAGGGAGAAATGCAAACACTCCGTTCCCTTTAGGTACCTTTAACCAGCTTACCCTCCGCGTTATAACAGGTGAATTAGGGCCTGTCTATAAGCCAGTGGGTTTTTCTGATACCCTTAGAAACTCTAATGGCGGAATGGGAGGAGGTACATACAACGCTTGGTACCAAGTAGAGTTGGCTGTTCCAGCTTGGATAATCCTAACGAAAGGTTCTTTTAAGCCTAGAGATTTAAATATATCTGTCTATGATACAAATCAAATAAAAAAATTTGGCAGAAACATATTCGAGAAAACTGGAATAAGTACTGAATTTGCTGTCCAAGATTTTAGTATTGATCCGGCTTCTGTAACTATTTCCATGCCTGCTCTTGCGCGTAAAGCTTTCACTGATTGGGCAAAAATTTTTTCGGGAGAGACCTTTAATTACTATCCCTACTACAATACTGTTGCTGCCACTGGTTCAGATTTATACAATACTTATGAAGCTTACAGGCTAGATAAAGGGGATGAGATGTATTACCCATTGCCTGTGGGTAAATATCTAATCTGCATTTCTATGACAAAAAATGAACCACGTGCTTATGAAGTTGGTTTAGTTGTTGAGCCAAAGGATGATATTGTTTACGTTCTTTGTGAAGATGTTCCTGTTGTAAATCTAGGGCTCGAGGATACTACAAGTTCGAGCAATTTATTGGGCGATGCTACACCTGGTTTCTTTGACACAACCCATGATCATTCTTTGTCTGATTGGGAAGCGGCGTGGAAACGGGATAATAAACCTAATTCTCAACTGCCTGTCATATTTTATCCTTTTTTAAACAGAGGATAAGCATTTTGCCTTTTAGAATAAAGTATTAGCAAAACGAGCATGTCGGAAAAAGTATTATTTTCAGAAAAAGGAAAGGATCTTATTGCTTCCTACTGGCGCGGGCCAGCTAAACAGAATAAATCGAATCCTACAAAAGCTTTTGAGCGGTATTGCAAAGAGGAGCCCTGGCAGCTAGAGTGTAGACAATATGATACTTAAATGTGTCGACACTTATCACTAACATCCCGCCCCAAAAAGTCTGGGTACGTAAAGAGTATCTTAGGGATTTACGTGATGGGTTTGGTGAGTACGTGCTTGGTTATTGGGTCTCTCTTAAATCCCTACCAGGGAGGCCGTTTTACTTTGAAACCTACTTACCGGAATATGGTGCGCTCTATGACAAGCTGCCGATCTCTGCTTTTCTAAACTGGGATTCAGATTCTCCTGAATGTCCTGTCGCTCCAGATCCAGATCTTGATCTTGAAAACCTGCAATTTTGGAATTGTTTTAGCCATGATATTGTCACACTTGAAAAAAATCTTACTTATACAATGCAGTGGGAAATACGTACTAAGACCTTTGGTACTCTTTGTGGTGATTACTTGTTTACTATCGACAGCTTTAACGGTGATCGCAGCCGCACAGACATCAGTTTCGCGGAAACCCCAGACGAACACAAATCCTTCAATGTCATCGCATTGCAAAATGGTCAGCTTGCAGCCTATCCCAACAACAGATGCCGTCTTATTGATCCTTCTCTGTCACCCGAAGAACTCAAAACCCCAGATTTTCTTGTCTCCACGCGATACTTTAATGTCGAGTATCCCAATAAAAAGTTTGGAAGACTAGGGAAGTCTGAAGAATATTTCTGGGAAACCAATACTGAAAAGCAAAGAACAGATGATCATAAGTTTATTGAAAGCGTTTACCAGAAGGTAACTAATCGGGACTATAAGGTTTTTGTTCCTGATAATGATGACGAAGCCTTCGACCTGTGAAAGAAGAAAGAAGCTTACTTTTATTAAACGTTTTGATAATGGTCAGCTTCTTAAAGCTTTTTTGACGCCCGTTAATGTCAAAAACAATAAATGCATATGGAATTTTGCCATCGCAATCAGTCGTTCCAACAGGCAAATAAATGATTGGAATAGTTGCAGGAAAAACAAACGTGTAAATAAAATTAAATCCAAGCTAACTGGTAATGTTGGAGCCAAGTCTTTAATAGAAGCTGCACGCATTACTAGGAAATGCTTTTTGCATATACAAAAAGGAGATTCCATAATTTTTAAATGCGAATCATCAATACCTAAAAAACAGCTGAGGGTTTTTAAAAAGTGGCTCATAGGCAGGGAAAAATTAAATTGGGAATATTTAGAAGATTTTAATATTTTCTTTATCTATAAAAAATAGAAGCAATTATAATTAAAGATGTTAAACATTATTAACATGGAAGACATTCTTACCAGTCCTTACTTTTGGATCGTGATTGCAGCCTTGTCTGAAATCATTGGCATTTCTCCCTTGAAAGACAATAGCATCGTGCAGTTAGTTATTAAGGCTATCAACTCGCTTAAGCCTGTAAAAAAGGGCTGATGCCACCGGATGCTAAAGTAGTCTTCACTATCAGCAATAGGTCATTTCTTGACGACGTTAACCGCGAGGTAAGTCGTCAAAAGTTTTATGCAACTTTGTCTAGTAAACTAGATAACGCAGAAGAAGACTGGCATGAAAGTCAACCTCCTTCTGTACCTCCTCCCATAGAGCTGGGAGATTTGCATATTCGTGCGCCCTGGCATCAATCATCTAGTGGCTGAAACCAAAAGATGATTCCATTTTCTTTTTGAATGCTTTTACGTAGAGCGTAGGCTTGATCCTTTGATAGGGTTTCACACCTACGCTCTTTATTAATTTCCCAACAAACATTAACACGCAATAATTTATCTTTTTTCATCTTGTTTTACTGATGATGATTAAGATACCAGAAGCAATTGCCCAGCTTGTTAAAAACTATATATAATAAGACTAGAGAATCTCAAAGACTTTTTTACAGATCTTATACTTGGCGAGTCTATCATCGTACCCATTCCAACCGCCGTTAATGCGATAACAGCATTGATCAAATCCTTGATGGATACAAACATCTAATAGTTTGTTGTCTTCGATCCAGCTAATAGCAGAACGGAAAGGATATTGATCAGCTACGTAGTCACATCCGCGTTCAACAATTTTAGGGTCGTGTAGCTTCTCCGCGCAACGCTCATAGTTATAGCGTCCTGTTAATTGCAATACACCAGCACCTTTAAATTTAGGGCCATCACCTGGCTGTGTATTGCCAAGATCTGTACGTCCTTCATAAGCCCAGCCATCGGCTAGCTCTTTGAGCCATATAAAATTGTTTGTTTCATGCATTAAATTTGCAGTGAGCATGGCAACAGCAAAGTCGAATTTATCGAATCCTGTTGCCATTAATAGCTTATTGAAATCACCACAGAAGGTAGCATCAAATTTATCTGCAGCGTAGCCGGTAAGCTGCTGCATGACCTGTGGCGTGATTATGTTTTTAGCTGGATCAGCCGGGCCAGCACGGTAAAGTTCTGCGAATTCATCAAGCGCATCTTCTGGAATTTTAGATTCCAAAAAATTGAATGCCGCAATTTGATGCGGCAATTCCTTGTAGTACTTTGCTGCGTTATTCAGGTTGATCGTCATCGCGCACCTCTTCCTCTTCAGGATCGAAATCAAGAGTGTCGATTAATTTTTGAATTAAGTCTAAGGAAAATGCAATAAGGTTGGGATCGCCTGTGACCCTGGCTGAAGCAAAAGAATTAATGCCAGAGACCAATTCGCTTTTTTTGCAGGTCATGAAAACAAATCAACTTCAATAAATATAACATAATTACCAAGGAACTCCGTTAGCAGTTGTCGGATTTAAAATCTCTTCTTCTTGTGCTGCTAGGCCTGATTCGATTGAAGTAACTGTTTCATTTCCCAGTGCATCTTTTGCCCATTGCACTGCTTGTTCTTGGGTAATTTGATCATAAGGAGTGTAATTGTCTGGGTCGGGTTCCCCTAATCCTGCGCTTCCATAGCTACTTGCTTGTCCTAATTGTGCTGTCCAATGTAACGTGGTTACCAAACCCTCTGGAGGTGTATCTCCATCAGGAAGATCCCTGACCATTGAAACTACATTCCAAATTACTGCCATGATGAAAAATTACTGATATTCATATTTTAAATCATGTATTGCTTATCTTTATAAATTTATTTTACTTTAAACAGTTTTCAAAGACCAGCGTCGGTTAGACGTTGTTCTAAGGTTTCAATTTTGGCCAAAGCCTCTTGAAGTGCAGCAGTTAAAAGAGGCACCATTGCGGTGTAGTCAAGCTGTTGATAAACTGGTTCGCCGTTTTCATCTGTAGCATCTTTTTCGCCGGTTACACAGTAAGGCGCTACTTCTTGAACTTCGTGGGCCACCATCATGGGCATTGACTGTGTTGCGCCGTTCATAGTGCCTTCATAAACACTCAGCGAAGCAACTGAATCTGATGCATTTTGCAAAGCCCCATTTAATGTTTTGGCGCGGTAATCTGAACTGGTGTTGTATTGAATTAGACCAGTGCTCGCGTTGTAGGTTATGGATCCTCTCGTTGTATCAACGGTGTTGGTTCTGAAGTCAATTAGGGCGCAGTCATTTACGTTGTCATTATTCCAAAGCGTAAGGGCGGGATTGCTACCACCACCTGTTGATTTTATGGAGGCTCCTCTATCTCCTTCAACCTGAAGCGTATATAAACCGCTGATAATTGTTGAGCTTGTCCCCATTAAAATATTTCCGGCGTTGCCAATCCTCATCCGCTC